ATAAATCTGTTACCCAAATTTAATCTATATTCATTATTTAATTCCGCCATTTACAATTTCTCCACAGTCAAGGCAAATCAGTATTACTTTCTTTCTTGATTTTTTCATAAAATTCTCCAATAGTCACTTCAATAATTTCTCCAGTAAGTTTATTCCTTAACCTTACCGTTGTATTTGTATTAAAACATTTACCCGTCTGACGGGGCATTTTACATATATTAAATCTATTTTCGTGGAAATTTTTGATTAATTTTTCTTGAAACGGATACATTTCAAAGGGAACTAGACCGTGATCGAGAGACACGATCTTAATATAATTTCTAGCAAAATATACTGGATCTTCTTTACACCTTAAGAACTCAATAATTTGTTCTTCTGTAAACTCAATAGGCGTATTTGCTTTTTTAAGCAAAGGATTACCCAAATACACATCATTGGACATAATAAAACTCCCTTTAATCCTCTACATAAATGAACGAAACATTAGCAGCAGTAATATTAGATGTAGATGAAATTACTGCGGTTAAGAAATTATTTGGTGGAATATGAATACCCATATCAATTAAATTAACATCAAGAGTGGAGTTATCTGCTACATGAAATGCAGCAATAGGTGGTATTGATTGTGCCCCTAATGCAAATAATCCCGTACTATCCTGAGTTGCAGTAAGTGATGTATTAAAATCACCCTGAGTTGTCCATCTCAAATAATTTGCAATTGTTGGATTATAATATAAACGAATAACCGCAGGATCACCAACAGTATTCACAGATGCAGTAAGTCTTGAAATAATAAGATCTCTGGTATTAATCTTACCTTGATAAACAAGTTTATTCTTAACTGAAAGAAGATGATATAGAGAACCAGGAGTATTCATTGAATCGTTTCTGGTTGCAGTTATTGAATATGGAAGTCTTGTTCTTTCAACAATACCTTCAATTGCACCTAAGAATGATGCTCCTCTACAAGTAACAACACCTACACCACCATTAATATTTGCTGCAACATATCCAATCTTCATTGATGGATTTGCTAGGTGTGGTAGTTCGTTTCTATTAGAATAATGCTCGTGATGGAAGAAAATCATATCCCCATTTAGAGGATTTTCAATCGCATATCTAATCTCACCAGAACCTAACCAACGGAAGTTGATTTGATATACATTCAGTTTAGATGGGTCTAGAGTAATACCAGAGTATCCAGTTCCATCAAGTTTATCTAAATTAAAATCTTCTTGGAAAGTCCAGTTTTCTGTTTGTACTACCCCTGCCTGTTCTATTTGGTTTGTAAAAGATGCTGCTGCTGTGCTGGTTAGATTAAAAGTTCCAAGTTGAGGACCAAGAGATGTTGCTAAAAATCTTAATCTTGATTGGTCATACTCAACCAACCACAAAGCATTGAAGAGTGCTTGTGCTCTTAGTCCTTGTGCGAGTTGAGAAAGATTTCCTGCAAGTGTTCCTGAATTTACTGTTACTGCAGTGAAAGATGTTCCATTGAGAGTGACTGTTACATTTCCATCATCAAGTGTAGTAAAGTCAAATCCTTGAATTCTTGCTTTACCACCATTCGCACGAAGAACACCAAACTTCCCATTGGTGTGTGCATATCCAATTTGAATTGCTTGTTCTTGATTGAATAGTCCTGCTCTTTGTGTAAATCCTACTGGGTTATTTGAAAAAGAACCAGTAAATCTTGCAACAACACCTTGTCCTGGACGGTATCTAATAAAGTTTGTGCTTCTGATTACACCATAAGAATTTGCAGATGATCCAGCACCTACTACGAATGTGGAATTACTATGAGTAGCAATTCCTGTTGCACTAAATGTAAATGTCTCAAACTCTCTTGGATCTAATCCATAGACAGCATCTGCCTGAATTTTTGGTGTAATGGGAATTGAAATATTCTCACCAAAGGCAGATTTAGAGCAAGCACTTTCATTTAGGATATTTCCATACTCATCAGCACGGAGATAAACCTCATGAAGTGTTCGTTCTTGATTTAGATAATCTTGTGTAGTCTTATTCCACTGAGCCATTAATCACTCCACGATAATCTTTCTGGTCTGTATCTTTGTGCGTTTTTAACTCTTGAAGTATTTTCCTGGGATGGATACACATTATGAACAATGGCACCAGGATATTCTCCCTGAAGTTGCTCTGTAAGTTCATTTTTGGAAGGCATAGAACCTTCTATCTCCATTCTATATATCTTACCTTCCCAAACCACATCTGCAAAATATGATTCTGTGGTAGGTTCTGATTGTGGTGAACCACCTACATTTAAAGTTCCATTAAAATTGCCATTAATGGTAATGCTTTCTGATAGAAATTGTTGAAAAGATTTCATTTTAGTTACAGTTCCAACGACGGAGTGCTTTGTTAATTCTTGAATCTGGATCTCGTGCAGTTTTTGCTGATGTAAGTTTAGACTTCATGCCTTTCATACGCCGGCAGAAGTTAGCGCGACGCTTTGCTCTTTTTCCAGTTGGTTTCTTTTCAGTTACAGCAGTTTGAAGTTTTGAACCTGGATTCTCGCGACGATAAGCATCTACTGCTGCTTGACTCAATCCATCAGTTTTATCTTTACGGTTGACTTTTTGCCAGTCCTCACTCAAATCCATTTCTGCTCGCCAGTTAGAAAATCCTTCTACTTTTACACAGCGATTATAGGTTTTACCAAATAATTTCTGAGTTCCTTGTTTCTTGTATCCTGTCCAACATTTCTTCGCTTCACTCATTTCTCCACTATCAACATAATCTGCTGCAGAATCTAAGTAATCTGCTGCTTTTGTGATTTTTGATTGAACCCAAGCTTCAATGTTTCCCTCACCTTTCATTTTTTTACGAAGTCTTTTTACTGCAGAGATAATCGTAGATAATTCGGAGCGAGCCATAGAATGTTCATGATCATAAGACTCTGGCATATTTCCAGGATGAGGAGTATTTGGTGTATATTTTTTACCTAAACTCATAGGTAATGAATACATATCCCAATATTTTACTCCATATTTACATTCATCCCGAGTTTCATTTTTTTCACATTTTGGACAGTATCTAATCATTTTTACCTCCTCTGATTTAGTACCCCAATTGTCAGCACCAACTCTACGACATTTAACCAGTGCTCCTGATGCATATGCACTTGGCCAAACAGAATATCTTGATTTTACTTTATGGTAGCAAGCATCTTTAGATCCGCTACCTTTTCCAGGTTTGTCTTTTCTTGCTTCGTTAAGTTCCATTGATTCTTTGATTCCTGGTTCTGCTTTTACGTAATTGGCATCTTTTTTACCTTTTGCGAATGTAGAAACCATTGTTGGTTTTGCCCCACCAGATTTTGCTTGTTGACTTTTATCTTTTTGTCTTTTTCTACGAACTGCTGACTTAATAAGCGAAAGTCCTTTTTTACCTTTCTTTTTTAGTGCCTTTAATCTTCCACTACTAAAACATTTAGGTGTCTTAGTTTCACCTGGTTCATTGGCACATGGAGAACCATCTGCTTGAACCCATCCAGGTTTTCCATCTTTAGACTTAGAACCCTTAAACCAATGATGAAGAGTCCCTTCAGAAACTGAAACATCCTTGAACTTTTTATGTTCTTTTTTTGCTTCTGCTTCCATTTTTTTCAAACGAGTATAATAATCTGGAATTTCATCTAAATGTTGAAGTGCAATTTCTCTAGCAAGTTCATGATTTTTTGTATGCTCATGTTCAATGGGTTCTCCCATTTTTAGTTGCCTTTCAATAAAAGAAACTTCTAAACGATGCTTCTTTGCTATTTGCTCAACTGTTTTAATTGGTTTAAGTTGCTCTTTCAATCTTTTTTTGCGACCTTGGCAATGCGCTTTCTGAGAAAATCCTTTTGGATTGTCGCAATCAATAGATTTTTTATATTTTTCCGACCAACCCATTAGAATGTTAAAACTACTCTTTATTATTTAGAAAACCTTGTTTGAGTAATTTAGATAATTCTGAGGTAGATCCAACAAACACTGCATTATTTGTTACATTATTGGTTGTTTTAACCGATTCTTCCTCAACATCTTTAAGTTTCTTTTGTAAATCTATAAGTTTATCTGTAACATCTCCAACACTTTTGATAAGTTGACCAGCAACTTCATATGCTCTAGGACTTCCACCTTCCCCAGCAAGTTCCATTATTCCGTTAATTGCTTCTTGTCCTTTTTCAATCAGAGAATATAAATTTGCCCTAGTATATTCATAGTCTTTTTGAATATCATCCGATTTGATTGGAGTTATATTCAATTCTTGTTTTACCTTTTCTACCTCAACAATATCACTAGCGATGTTGAGTGCAGAATCTAATCCTTCATAGTTATTAGTCATAACATATCAAATATCTTCTTGCTGTGTTGGACTATATTTTTTGGAATCATCGAAAGTATCCCAAACTTCAGTAAATCCAAAATTATCATCAGGATCTGCATCAATAGGATCTGGAGTAACAGTATATCTCATTTCCCTTTTTGCCGTTGCAGTATCTGTGGAATTATAATAATCAACTTGTACCTTACGAATGAGTCCGTCTGTAGAATCTGCAATTGGACCAAATAAATATGTTTTCGCAGTAAAATTGAGTGTATAAATCAAAGATCTTCTTGTTGTGAAATTTCCTTCGTAATCATCTTGGAATGAAATACTGTCTAATACAATTGGTATATCCTTTTTCTCTCCTATAGAACTAATCAAATCTACAGTTAAATTGAAAGATGGTTGAAAATAAGGCAATATCTGCTCAATAATTTGTAAAGCATCATCATTTAACTTACTAAGGATACTTAGTTGAAATCCAATATTATATGGAACTGGCATAAAAATTTTTTTCAAATTTGTTCCATCTGAAGCTTTAAATGTTTGAATAACTCCTGTTTTTCTGGTTGAATCATATTGAATTGATGTCATTTCAAAGGACATTCTGGGTAAAGTTATGGCAATTGCTTTATTTAATTTTTCTTGTTGCTCAATTTTTGCCAAAAACTTTTGCATTGGTCCATATGAAAGACCAACTTTCAAATCTGAAATTACATCATTTGAATTATTTTTGTGCTTAATATGAATATTATTAAAAAGAGTACCAAATGAAACTATTGTTTTTCTGATAATTTCGTGATAGTAATATGTACCTAACATTAATATACTCCAAATGGATTTTTTTCCGTGAAATCTAAAATTCTATCTGCCTCATCTTCTATTTCTTTATTATCAGAATATTTATCACTAGAAGTATCATCTTCATATGATTTTAATGTGTAAGTGGCAGATGAAGAGGATCCAACAATATTCTCACCTTCACTAAATTTGCCACTATTTATAGAAACTCTAAGAATCTTATCAATATCTTTACCAGGATTTGTCCAAGATCTAACTTCTGCAGTGGTTCCTGAAAGTGATCCAGTTACTGTTTCTGAAACAATATAAGTCCCAAATCCTACATTTGGTGGTGGAGAAACATTTATATTTGGTATAGAAGTATACCCAGATCCAGCATTTATCATCAAAACTTCCGATAATCTACCAGCACTAATTCTTGATATTGCTGTTGCGGTTGTTCCACCACCAACTGGAGGATCTATTGTAATTGTTGGTGGTATGTAATATCTATCACCTTTATCCACTATTCCAATATTTAGAATTGATCCTGTAGATATTATGCAAGTTGCTATTGCTCCAAAACCAGAACCACCAATAATAGATAGTGTTGGAGGTTCTGTATATCCATACCCAGTATTTGTAATTAAAATTTCTTTTACAGAATGAACACCACCAACAGAAGTTGTTATTGCAACTGCTGTTGCAGTTTTTGATAGTTCTGAAACACCAATAGCTCCTAATATTGGTGAGGTGTCTGGATTTCCTGTTGGAGGACTTATAATAACTGTAGGTGTTTCTGTGTATCCATATCCATCATTCAATAAAACTACTTTACTAACTCCAAAAAAAGGACTTATTGCAGCTTGACATCTAGCAGATCCTCCAAATGCAACTAATTTAAGATCTGTTATATATCCAATGTCCCCCATAACATCATCTATTTCAGAAATGCCAGTATTAATTTCTTCATCTTCATATTCGAATAATTCGCAGGATAATTCATAAACATAATTTTTTCCCAATTGGTAAAATGGTTTTTCCATTTCAACTCGTTTTATCTCAAACAATCTTTCTCCCAAAGGGAAAAAAATTAAATCACCTTCTTTTGGTCTACTTACAAATGCCAAGTCTTCACCTGGGTAATATACCCTAGATAATGACATTATTTCAGATAAGTAGGGTGATATAAATTCTTCAAATCTTTCTTTTGATATTACTAATGAAATTTCATTGTTTAATTTTATTCCAAATTTAGACATAATATCACTA